CTCTGCGACATCATCTCAGCGCTCTGAGCATTCACCTGAGCGCTCTGCATGATGGCAGCCAGGAGCCCGCCGGATTGATCCGGGTTCTGGTTCATCTCGCTTACTTCTTTGGTCATCATCATCCGACCAAGCATGTCGATCAGTTGGCCCGTGTTCTTATCGTCGGGCTTAGCGTCGGGAACGCCGCGCTCAATCTGCATGCGCTTTATTTCGGTCTCAGCACCTGTTCTGCGGTCCTCGACAAGAACCCGCTGGCTGTCGTTCACGGCCTCCATGCGCTTGGTTTCAGCGTCGAACGCCTTGACCTCGACTTCCTTCATTTTGATGGTCTGATCGGCCTTGAGCGCCGCATTCTCCTGCTGGAGCTGCTGCAACTGTTGCTGCAACTGCTCAGCCGTCTGCTTCAGGTCCTGAATGCCCTTCTGGACCTCAGGCGGAACACCACCACCGGCCATCTGCTCAAGCTTGCGCGCGATCTCATCGGCCCCCGGCCAATCCAGGTTCTTGGCCAGATGCGGAGCGACAACCGCAGTCACCGCCGGCAAGGCCCTAATCAGCTCAATCATCTGCGCCGCCGCCTCTTCGCGTCGAGACGTAAACGACGGGCCAGTGGTCACGGTCAGGTCGTACTTACCCAGCCCAAGGTCATAAACCTGCGTCTTGGGCTCCATCATTGGACCATTCGGCCCCATCATCGGCTGACCGTCTGGACCCTGCGCAGGCTGCATGACCGGCTTCCCGTCCGGGTCCTTGACCGGGACAGGCTTCCCGAGCGGGATTTGCTCTGGCTTCTTATCCTCCCCCAGAACTCTGATAATCCGGTCCTTGGTGTACACGTGCGGGATGAGGTCGATCAGAACACGGCCGCAATGCCGAATGGCACGGCTCATATTGTCGATGAAATGGAACGTCGCGACATCGCTTTCCCGCTTGCGGGCGTTGATCGCAACCCCACTAGTCTCATTCGACCTGGCGCCCAATGCCGGGTCGTAAATGCCCATAATCGCCTTCATGTCGTCGGCGGAATTCAGGGCCTCTTGGAGTGCTCCAGCCGGGACACCCACGAACGGCTGACGCTGTGGAGGAACCTGGCCATCGAATTCGAGATAGGAATGGTTCTGGGTGTTTGCCGTCTGCCACTTCGCGGCATCGGTCTTGAACGCGCCCTTTGGCCCAATGAACGGGGTCTTGGGGGCAAGTGCTATCAATTCCGTTGTGGTCGTCCGCCAGTAGTTGAACATCCGCTGCGGGTCTTTGGCGTCCCGAATGAGCGAGCGGAAATGCCGCTTACCCTCAACCACGACCTCATCGCCATAAACCGGGATAATCGGGATGTATTTACCGGCCCAATCCTCCTCCTTGAGGATTTCCGCGCCAGTCAGAATGCGCCGCTTGACTTTCCAGGACTTGACATCACGCTCTTTCTCGACAGTGACGCCGATCGCATCGAGGTATTCCTTGCAGTGCGCCAATGCCTCCTCGGGGAGCACCTGCCCGTTGCTCATGAGCAGGATTTTCCGCATCGCCTCTTCGCGGGTCCACCACTTCGCGACCATCACCATGTTGTCGCTGTACCAGGGCTCCCCTAGCTTGCCGTAATCGGTCTCCCAGTTGACCTTATCGGCCCCCTTATAGTCCCGCTCAAACTCCTCTTCAGTCATCGAAACGACCTCAAAGGCCGTGTTCCAGTCGGACGAATCCGCCTCCATCGAGGCGGGATCGCCGTAGACCGTCATCGGGTCAGGGATGCGCCGGATTTTCAGATCGAGGTCAAAGCTGTCGTCGTGTGAGAAGTCGATATCAACTGCGATATAGCCCCAACCTCCTGACACTGCGCTCTCGGTCGCCGTATCGTAAGCCGCATCCGCAGAACTGGCATACTCGATATTGCGAATGAGCCCGTCGTATACCTTGGCGGTCGCTGGATCAGCGTTACTGTCCGCGGGGTGGACCTTGATGGATGGCTTATTCTGCCGGGCGTCGTTCACCACCTGACGGATAAAGGCTGGCATGCGGTTGACGGTCAGGCAGGGGCGGAATTCCTTCTCTCGGTCCCTCTTGATCTTGTCCGGCCATTGGTCAGCCAAGCGGGCAAATTTCAGGTCGTCAATGAAGTCGTTACGGTTATCGTTCTCTGCTTCCGACGCTTGCTCAAAGGCTTCTTTTGCGTCGGCAAGAATGTCTTTGTCGGCCATTAATTCATCCAAGAACCTTCCGAGCCATATTCGGCATTGCGCGCTGCCGGACGCTCGGTCTCGGCAAACCGTTTCATCATCACGCCGTACCGGGTCGCGCTCAGCAAATCGTCGCGCAGCTTCACGATCTTGCCATTCTCGCGGTGATACAGCCGGAACTCGGCAAACCATTCGATCAGGCCGCGGAAGACCTTGAGGCGATTGGTCTGCATCCGTTCGAGCATTTCCATTATTCCGGCTTCGACGCCGTACCCGCCTTCGGGATGCGTTGCGTGCTCGGGGAGACAGTTGAGCCCACCGGCTCGATACTGGCCGGCGAGCTGATCCCCGGACCCTTTGTCATGCGCCATGCCATCATGCGGCCAGGCGCACGGAATCCAGTCACCCCATGGACGAACGGCTGCGATGTGGATTGGAGGAGTTGCCTTTGCTTCTCGGTAAGCTGCCGTGACATAGATCACATCCGCGTCTCTGTCCCATGCGAGCGAGACCGCCGCGAAGGGATGGTCATAGCCAAAGTCTATACCGATGATGCGCGCCCAGTGACGTAAGATCGGCACCGGCTCGCAGGTGATGCTTTCCTCAGTGACCGGAAAGATACGGCCTGAGCCGAGTGACGGAATGCCCTTGGTGCGCGCTTCCCGCTCGTGCTCGGGATAGCTTGAGATGATGGCGGCGCGTTCGGCGTCAGTGTAGTGTTCAGCATCCTCGATTTGCATTCGGGTGATGGATTTGGTCACACCGCCCCGCATTCCTCGATGAACGAATGCACCACGTCAGACATGCCCTTGAGCGGCGTGAACGTTAGATACACAAAGCCGCCCGTCGCGTTCGTTCTGGTCAGGCCTTCCGAGTAGATGTCTTGGTCCGGTTCCTCATCGAACCAGACGATATCGAGCGTGTCGGCTTGCCACTTCGTGCGCCCTTGGTCGTAGCTCTTGAAGCCAAGCGTCGAGTTACCGCCTGAGACGTGTCTAACGATGACAGAATCCAGAGCGTCGGGCGCTCCTTGGCGTCTGGCCCAGTCCACCAGATCATCACCGGGTATGAGACCGGTTCCCCACTGTCCCTCATCCTTGGGTTCACCGACTAATATCCTTTGCACGCCGTCTCTGGTAACATCCCAAGTTTCCGAGCCAGCCCATGCTCTAACAGGACGGTCAAATATTCGTCCCGGCCACCAGGCAGGGTATCTTCCAGTAAGATGGAAACTAAGCTCGGCGCCACCGCAGTAGGTCTTCCCCAACTGATTACCAGCCATGAGAAGCCGCTCGCGGTGCTCTTTGCCTGCGGCATGGAATGCGAGCTGCTTGGCATAGGGCCTGTACCTGAAAAGGCTAGTGCGAGCTTTGCGACGCTTCTGCGTCTCCAATAACTTCGCAAGTTCCTTCAATGATTCCGAGCGCGAGGCCGAGTTCATCGGCGAGCATTCGGATGCGGTGTCTAAGCTGGTCATCCGTCATATCATCGGTGCGATCAATCTTGATCTCCTTGGGAAGGATCGAGGCCACAACCTTCAGATATTCGTGCGGCCGATCCTTACGAACCTTCGCAATCGCCACGGGACCGTGCTGCTGCCAGTCCTCATAGATATCCGCTAGAAATGCCTCAGCCAGCTTGTTCCGCGAGCCCTTGGGCCTCCCTGGATTCCCAGCCTGAAACGGCTTCAGATTGGCAAGTGAATTAGGGCTAAGTTCCGTCACGTTCCTGTCTCGTATCTTCGAGGGAGCCCATATAATTGCAGTATTGCCAACTCTCGACGGCAAGCCGCCCCATAAAGATCAGCCAACTCGTCATTGCTTAATTGAACAAGTTCTCCACCTGTCCCAGCCCGAACAAGTTCCTCTCGACTTAAAAGAGCCGCTTCACGCCTTGTCATTTCACCCTACTTAGGCAATCGCAGATAGCGCGGAAACCTAGGCGGTTGGCAATGCTGACCGTCAGTGATGTGCCGGTAGCATGCAGCGGTCTTGAGCGCGTACGACCACCGCTGTTTTCCTGCGCCGTGTCGCTTAGCTCTCGCCTTGCAAAAGCCCTCAAACCAGGATTGCCAACCGTAGAGATACCTGCGCATCCGGTGCTCCAAAAAGACCGACTAGAATCCTTTGAACACCGTGGGACGCCCAGGACCACCAGGGTTGCCCTTCTCAAAGGGCTTGCCGCGCGTTTTTGGCGCGTTTGTTAACGGCGGGATGACTTCAGGCTCGCTCATCGACTATCTGCCAGTCCATGTTGCGCTATCAGCAACGATACGCGGCTGAGGCGGTGCACTCACGCGATGCTGCCAATGTGGCGCCTCGTCTTGTTCGAATGGGTCCCGATTGAGCAAAAACCACACTACGCCAACCGGCCCAACAATTGCGCCGCATAAGAACAGAATGACGTAACCACCTGGCTCACCTTTGAGCATCCATCTTGGCGTTGACATGAAAGCGCATGCCCAGCCGCATATCGGCCAAAGCAATACAAGCACTTCCATCGTGGTTCTCCAAAAAGGTGGCCAGCGCCATGTCGCATCGGTCGGGGAGGACCTATCATGACGCTGGCCTTGCGCGGCTCGGAGAGTTGCCGTGGGGAGGCAGCCGCGGGAAAGTCTGCGATTTTGGGATTGGCTCGCAAATCACGAACCATGCCTGATTCTACCCCCTGTAGGTCGGACATGTCAAATTCAGTGCGTCACATGGTAGACAACAATCCCGGCGATAACCATGCCGAT